ATAGATAAAATGGCCAACATTGGTGCAGTGCGTGCCACAGAAAGTAGAACAATGAGTGGTGTTGCAATGGAAACAGAATTCCAATTGCTTAATGCACGCCTAAGTGAAAAAGCAGACAACCTAGAACTTGCTGAAGAACAAATGTGGCAATTATGGTTTGAATACATGGGTGAACAATGGATGGGTGCTGTTGATTATCCAGGCAGCTTTAACATTCGTGACACCAGCAAAGAAATTGAACAACTACAAATTGCAGCCAATACACAGCCTGTAGATCCACGTGTTAAGGCTGCTATTGACATGAAGATTTTAGATTGGCTTGACCTTGATGAAGATGAGCTCGCAACACTAGGTGATGCAAGGATTATAAATCCAGACACAGTGCCTGAGCGTGATGATGGATCAACATTTGAACCACACATTATGATCAATCCAATTACTAAAGAAGAAGTTGTTGCCACAACACATGAACAACATCTAGTGTTGGCCAACCAAGGCTATTTTCACAAAAAAGGAGCTTAACTATGGGCAGAGGTAGAGGCCGTGGTAAAAAACCACCAAAGCGTTAATTGGGAAGAATATTTCTACAAAATAAAAGAGGCGTGCCCTTGGAGTTACATTGCGTGGCACAAAAATAAGATTGACATAGTCAAAACACATGCAATATTACCATTAGGCGAATATAGAGCGAGAATATACATATTTGACCTTAATAGACGTAGATTAAAAAAGTTATGCAAACTGAGAGATCAAGGAGAGTATGAGTGGCTGTGGAGCACTCCCCGTTACGGAGTCAACGGCACACCCTTACCTTGCCTCATACAACAAAACCGTCAAGAACTGACGACAATAAGGAACAAACAGAATGCCAATACATAAAGCAACTGGTCCGCGTGGTGGAAAAGGTTGGCAATACGGTAGTCAAGGAAAGGTATATCCAACCCGCGCTGGCGCAGTTAGACAAGCACAGGCAATTAAAGCAAGCCAAGCTAAAACAGCGAAAGCAAAAAAGAAGTAATAAAGCACAAGGTCCTGGGAGCAAATCAACATAGAATAACTCCTATTTTATAGTGTTATTTTGCATTTAATGTAAATACACTATTACAACTCAATAGGAGGCGATGTCACAATGTCAGAAAATACATTGGAAAATAACGCAACTGATGCGACAATCACACAAGATGAAAATCAGGCACAAGCAACCAAAACTTATAGTCAAAAAGAAGTAGATGACATGATGGCCCGTATGCGTGGCAGTCTTGAAAAGAAACTTCTTAAGCCATATGAAGATTTAGGCGATCCTAATGAACTTAGAGCACTTCGTGAAGAAGCCGCTAAACGTCAACAGGAACAACAGATCAAACGTGGTGAGTTTGAAAAAACTATGCAAGAATTGGCTGCTAAAAAAGATGCTGAAATCCATAAAAGAGATAGCATCATTAGGGAATACAAAGTTAATACTCCCTTGTTAAGTGCCGCCGCAAATTATAAAGCAGTTGCACCAGAACAAGTAAAAAGTTTATTAGTTTCAAACGTAAGACTTAATGATGATGGCGATGTTGAAGTAGTAGACAGCAAAGGTAGTGTGCGTTACACAGATAAAGGCACACCACTAAGTGTAGATGACTTAGTGCGAGAATTTCTAGATTCGAATCCGCATTTTAAATCTGCGGCGCCTGCTACTACTAACACTAAAAGCAATATTTCAAGTGGACCAAATAGCAAAGTAGACATATCCAAGTTGGATATGAATAATAAAGAACACCGCAAGTTATACGCAGAATATCGTAAAACTGCGGGATTAGCCTAAAACATTAAGGAGACTTTAAAATGGCCGGTTCAACAACCACAACTTTAAACGACCTGCTACCAGCGATTACCGCTGAAGCAATGTTCGTTGCATCAGAGCGCAGTATCATGCGCGGTCTTGTTAAGAACTACAGCATTCCTGCTGGTTCTGGTAAGACAATCACAGTTCCACGTTACCCAGTTCAAAGTGCAGCCGCACTAACAGAAGGTGACGAGGTAAGCAACACAGCAGTCAGCACCGACGGTGTTACATTGACTGTTAGCACAGTTGCTATTCGCACAATCATCACTGATTTAATCCGTGCTTCAGCCGCTTCTAACGTTGTTGCTGACATGGGTAGATTATTTGGTGAAGCCATTGCTAAGAAAATGGACCAAGACTTGTTAGCCCTATTCAGTGGCTTCTCAACAGGTGTTGGTGGTGCTTCTACAGCAATGAGCGCAGCCTTAGTGGCAAACGCAGTTGCACGTCTACGTGCAAACGCAGTTCCTTCAGACGCATTGGCATGTGTGGTTCACCCATATGTTGCTTATGACCTAAAGGCAAACTTAACCAATACATTTGCTAACCCAAATGCTGGTATCATCCAAAACGAAGCAATGGCAGCAGGTTATGTTGGCACACTATTTGGTGTTCCAGTATTTGAATCTAGCAACATCGCTGACACTGGCACTGCTGGTGACTACGTTGGTGCTGTGTTCCATCGTGATGCACTTGGTCTAGCAATGATCGGTGACATTAACATTGAAACTCAGCGTCGTGCTTCTTATGTTGGTGACGACATTGTTGCATCTGCACACTACGCAGTTGGCGAACTATATGACAATTACGGTGTTAAAATCACTGCTGACAGTTCATTAGTAGACCCAGCTTAATTTGAGGTATAGATCATGGCCTTTGTTATAGAATCAAGCAATGTAGTGAGTTTTGCAGAATACAGTGATGTATTAGCAAGAGATCAGCGTCTTGTTGAAAGTAATGAAGGTCTAACTGATGATGTAATTGAACCTCTACTGGTTAGATCAACAGAACGCATCTTAACAAAGTTGCGTTCTACTCCTTGGTGGAGCAGTTATTATTTGCGTAGAATGCCCGCAGGCACTGTTATTAACACCAGTGCTGACATCCCAGCTCTTGATGCAAATCGCATTGAGGCAAGGCAAAATGATTTTACAGACTTGTGTGTTTACACAGCGTTTGCTGAATTTGTTATGCCACTTATTGCTGACTTTGGTAATCAAGACAGCAGTGAAATTAAAAAGATGGGTTATTATCAAAACAAAGCCGATGCATTGTTCAATGAACTAGTTGCAGCCGGTGATTGGTATGATTTTAGCAACAGCGGCACTATTTCAAGTAATGAAAAAGAACCAGGATACGTTAACTTGAAGAGAGTAAGATGAGAGACCAAATAATAGAACATCTCAATGACCAAAACTTAGGTGAATTCATTCTAAGTCGAGAACTACCATGGTCTAGTTCTGGAACGCCATTGTATGTTAAAAATGCAAAAAAGATTTATGTGGATTTGGAGGAAACTTCAAATGACCCTTTGTTTGCAACATTAGATGGACTTACATTTACTAACACAGTTTCAATCGTTAGATTATACTTCAGCAACGATGCAAAGATATTACCTGCTGGTTATCAAGATGCTGTTACAATATTGAAGGCTGCTAAAGATACAGACCTTATCACTGGCGCCCTGCGCCGTGAATGTTTAATTAGCACTGAATTTATTGAAGATCAACTTGTGACCACAGTAGAATATAGATTTACCAAACTAACATAAGGAATAGAAAAGATGGCATACATTTATCCAGCGCCAGGGGTAACCAACGTAGAATCAACTTTGAAGATCCACAAGACTTCAAAGGCTGCTGATGCTACTGGTTTATCAATCCCTGCCCTGCAAGATGTTACTGTCAATGCTGCCAATGATGTTTTTACATGGACACAATTAGATGAAACTGCAAAACTACAAATTGCAACAACTTCAACTAACAGTGTTAGTATGAACATTGTGTTAGATCAAACTAGTTTCTTTGGAACAACTGGTAGTGGTGGTTCAACCGCTGCTGCCGCAGGCATTTTTGGCCTAAGTGTTGACAAAGCAAAAATTGTGTTTGACCTATACCTTGGTGACACAGACAGTGGCGGGCTTGGCAAAATTATTTCAGGTAGCGGATACATTACTGGTCTAGCACCAACTGTATCAGCAGATGCACCTGTATGGGTGAGCCCAATCACAATCACTGTTACTGGTGAATACACAGTAACAACCGCAACATAAGGAGCAGATGATGGCATACATTTATCCAGCCCCAGGTGTTGCTAGTGCAGAAACAATTCTTACTATAAGTCAAGCCAGCAATGGCAGCGACACTGGTATGGTTGTTCCAGCATTGCAAGACATTACTGTAAACGCTGCCAATGACGTGTTCACATGGACACAGTTAGATGAAACAGCTAAGTTACAGATTGCAA